TACAGTTCCCTGTGCCTCTTGATTCCATCCGCCACTTGCAGCACTAAGAGGTGTGAAGGATGCAGAAGGAACACCAGAGTATGTTGTAAATCCAGTTACAACAGGAACAACGTTATTCAGTGAATCAGTTGATGTATAGTAATTTGTTCCGGAATAAACATAATTTGAGAAGTTTGCAAGATAGTTTCTATACCAAGTCTTCTGTGGTGAATTTACTCCAGAAACAGAATCAGTTGCTTTAGAAACTGAAATATGCTTCTCAAGAATATTTCCTTGTACTCCAGTTAATGCTCCAGTGTCGTCAATAACTACAATATTCAATGCATCATTTTTTGCATTTCTTGATGCTGCGTACTGATTTGTTACTGGTTTTGGTGCAATAGATCTCCAGAATAGAGTGGAGTTTGTTAGACCAAGAGTTTGTTGATCGTACCAATCAACAGATGTAACCGCTGTATATGATCCAGTTCCAGTTGAAACTCCAGAGTTGTTTATGAAAATTAAAGGTGACTCTACAGATATAGAAGTAAGATCAGAACCTTTAGCATAATCTATTTGAGTTTCTGTGCCAGCAGCAGATACTCTAGATACAATCTTTACGTCAAAAGTTGAATTTCCTGTTGTGCTTGTTGATACTCCAGTAATAATTCCCTTTAAGTATCCACTAAACTCTGAAGTTGTTCCAACACCCGCAACGGTAACTCCAGAAAGAGATACACTAACGCCATATCCAACCTGAGCGCCAGCAGCACCTAAGTCGGCAGTATTAATGCCGATAATTTGATCTGCTTTATCATCAATTACGCAAACTTTAAGACCATTTGCCCAAGTTCCTGGTGTTTTAGCTGCAAAATGGTAATTTCCAGTTTCTTGATTATTGTAGTCATCGAAATTTTTGATGTCTACAGGTGCAGTAGTATTATAACCAACTCTTGCATTCTTTAGATTGTTATCATCAACTCTTACTACCTTAAGAATTCCGCCATATGATAGAAAAGATGATGCACTCATCCAATACTCATACTGGGAATCAGTAGAAAGTGGTTTGCCGAAGGTATTAATTAACTCTTGCTCTGTTGTGATATCAATAGGTTCTTCTACAGGTCCGATTGAGAATGGTCCAGCAATAGCACCAATGTTATCGATAACATTTTCAGCTCTTCCTACTGTTAGATCAACTTCTCTGACGAGTACGCCTGGAGATAATTGAGGAGTCGCCATGTTTTTCTCCGTTAAATCTCAGTTTATCTAAAAAATATTTATTAAAAAATACTTTTCGAAGAGTGAAACAGTGCATGAACATCTACCAATCAGGATATTCCCACTTATCGAGGACTTTTGACACCATTCTGTTTGCAATCACTCTCTTTATTGTGCATTCTTTGCACTCATATGCATATGAAGATGGAACAGGTCCTCTATTTTTTCTAGTTCTATAAAATCCACCTATTAAGTTTTTTATCTCTCCACAAGATCTGCATTTTCTATCATTCAAGAGTAAATGACCTAATCTTATCTGACCATCTAAGTCCATTACATATACTCCCACATATAAGATCTATCTCCATACTCATCAGTAAACCAACGATCTCCACTAGCATCTACAAAACTATTTGAATCAAGACCATCAGATATAAATCCAAAAGGAGCCATGTCCTGTTCTATTTGATTTCTTTGTTCTTCATATAATCTTTTTCTAACATCTTGGTCGGTGAGTTCTCTAAAATAGTCTTGTGCAACTAACCACGCATAAATTACAAGACACATTGCTAAGTCATCATTACATCCTTCTTCTGCTTCAAATGAGTTATGTTTTTGAATAAATGTAGTTAACTCTGAAATAATCTCATAGTCATTAAGGTAAAGTTTATCCTCCTCAATCATCGTTTTTAAATTAAGACATCCAACCTTTTTAACTGTTTTGGACATCTTTACTCCCAATTGAGTTTTCTTTCCAGAAAATCCTTGACCAACAATTTGACCAGCACGACCTCTCATTGAGCACATCAATAGATTTTTATATTCCAAATCATATTGAAGAATACTTGCTACTTGATCACCAACATCGTTTACTTCGCATAAAATATATGCATCATTATAACTTCTTCCAACTTCATCAATGATACTTGGAAAAAGCATTGGTTTGATTTCATTATTTCTATACTTTGCAACTACTTTATGTGGAAACTCAGTGATATCAACAACAGTGAATGCTGAGTAATCATTTCCAACACCTCTAGCAACGTCTACAGTGACTAGATAATCATGATTCTCTATAGGATCCACATATACGTCTAAACCAGCACTACGGGTCTTGGGATGGTCGTAGACGAGGTTTCTGAGTTTGGATGGAGCGATAAGTGTATCAACTGATCCTAGAAATTCGCATTCAAACTCAACCTTAAACTGCTGCTCAGAGGTATTTGCAATCGTCTGTTTCTTCCACTCATCATCTCTACCAGGAACTTCACTCCAATGTACATCAGTATAAACATATTCATTCTTTCCCTTCTCTGCATCATGCCACATGCGGTAGAAGTGATTCATACCATGTGGCGTAGATACAATAATTACTTTTGTGTTTTTACCTGAAGTAATTGTTGGATATACTGACGCAAAGAATGAATCTGCGATATGATTTGGAACGAACGCAAATTCGTCCAAAAATAGGATGTTGAATGACATACCACGAACCGCAGAAGCAGAAGTAGAAGCAGCCAAGATTTTACTTCCGTTCTCAAGTTCAAGAGAACCTTTGTTCCAAGAAATAATACCCTGTTGCATCCACTTTGGTAGATTTTCATATGCTGTTTGCAATCTGTCTAATAGTTCTCTAGCAGTTGCTGCTTTGTTTGCAAGAATACCTATATTTACGTTATCATTAAATACTGCATAATGAAGAAGGAAAGATACGACAGTGGTTGATTTTCCTGTCTGACGAGGCATCTTACAGATATTAAATCTGTGTTGGTGGAAATTTTTAATTAATTTTTCCTGGAAATGATATGGTTTAAAGGTTTGTAGACCATGATCCAGAGTAACAATCTTTACATAATTATTTGCAAAGTACACAGGATCATCTTGACATTTAATAAACTCTTCAATCTGTTCTTGTGTAAACTCAATTGGAGTATTAGCCTTTTTTAATAAAGGATTACCAAGATATACATCGCTCATAAAAAATTACCTAGTTTCTCTCCACTGAATAGTATTCCAAACATCTGTTGTCGTATTAGTATCTAGGTTCTGAACAATAACGGCAAAAATATTACTATTATTAGAGTCAATATTTTGTGCGATATAAGATCTTCTAGCAGTCGTTGGGTTAAATGCAACTTGAGCAGATGCTTGCTGACCTGATGGATTGTTTGCAGCAATCAAAGTTGCCTGTCTCAAATCTCCACCAGTTGTTGTAAAGTTGGTTCCTACCGTAACATTATATTCAACTGCAGAATCAGCATCAGCATCCACCCAAGTTCCACCAGTAATATTACTATTTCCAGGTAATCTCCAAAGTTCAATTCTGCAGTTTGTAGCATCACTCAAAACTTCAATGTCAGTTACTCTTACAGTTGTTCTATTTGGGATTCCTTTGAATGTATTCTTACAACGAATTGCCATCACACATTGTCTACCTGTTGCTCCACCAGAAGCAGAGAAAGATATTGGACCATCAAAAGCACCAAACTCAACACCAGTCTCAACATATCCACCCTCACTCATTACAGTAGAGCAAATCTGTTGCATTGATGTAATACCTACTGCAGTTCCAGTATTAGCGACCTCACAACGAATGGGAAGAGATGGAAGTGACCAATAAGCATATTCTTCAATATTAGCATGATTAAACTCATGAAAATAAATCATCTGTCCACCAATGACAAATCCACAACGAACTCTACCAACACCTAACCACTGAAAGTCTGCTGCAAATAGATGAGTTTTTGTGAAATCTATATCAATACCAGAAAGAGTTGTTCCGTCTAACTTATCCAGGTTCCAA